GTGGACGTGAGCATTGCCGACATGGTGCGCGCTGTCGAGAAGGAACGCGACACTCTCGCCGCCCTAAACGACCTACTTGCCCGACGGCTCGCCGAGCTAGAGGACGACGAAAGGGACGCAGCGCGCAAGCACCGCGAGCTGCTGAGGCAGACATACCGGCGTGGCTATCTCGCTGGCCGCTCTGCGCAGCGTCGCGGTGCGCTCCATGTGACCAATCCTGAGGTCAACGCCCGCGGCTGGCTGAGGGAGGCGCTGACGTGAGCCGACGGGACCCCAACGAGGAGGTTTGCCATGCAACCGACGAGGAGGCGACGTGATGGACCTGAGTGAGCAGCGGATTCCGGAGCCCGGAGCGCTCTGGCAGCGCATCGCTGTCGGCTTTTGCGAGTGGGTCAACGGTGAGTGGCCGGACGACGACGACATCTTGGAAGCCCGCGCAGCCGCCAAGCACATCGCCACCTACGTGGAGCGCGTGGAGCGCGTGGCTGGCGAGTGCCCGATGGGCTGCGGCCGCACGCTGTTTCTCGGGGACGGCGGGCACGTCACCTGCTCGTTGATCGGGTGCCCAGCGCCGGGTGCCGTGGACGAGCTGCTGCACCCCCAGAAGCCGGACATCACCCCGGCTCCCACCGCGATGCTGCCCCAGCAGAATCCCAACCGATGGATGGGCTACTAGCCATGAACACGTCCCCTAGCCCGGTAAACTCCCCACCGTGATCTTCGGCGCCGTTGCGAGGAGAGGCGTATGACCAACGAGAAGGCTCGCGGGGCCGTAGTCGCCGTAGTCGTCGTCAACGAGGCATGCGATCCCGCCGTGGGCAGCGTCACCGGCCATCCCCCAGCGCCGCCGCCCCCTGCGATGGCGATGGCCATCCGCGTCTCGCCCGCTGAGGAGGCGCACATCGACATGCTGCGCCTGCGGTCCTACCACCTCGCGCTTCAACGCCGCCACATCAACCGATGACAGTCCACGACGCGATCGGCGACCTGCTCGATCCCACGAGCGGCATCTACGACCCCGACGCGGCACGGGCCGCTCTGCATGAGCGCAACAAGCGTGACAGGGAGGCCCGGATCAGGGAGGCTCAGGCACGCCTGGACGTCTACCTGGAGGCCCATGCCGAGGCTGACGCCCACGAGGAAGCGATGGAGCTGGAGGACGGCGGCGGCGATGGCGACTGAGCGCCAGGAAGGGATGCTGCCCCCGCCGCTCGCGGTCGTCGACCAGGGGATCGCGTTCTCGCGCGAGTGGCTGGACGATGGCGTCGAGATCGAGATGGACGAGCGCAGCATCACGATCACTCGCGAGGACTGGGATGCGATCGTCGCGCACGTCGCGCTGCGGGACGACGCCGCGGAGCAGCCGATGGATGGGCTACTAGCCATGAACACGTCCCCTACCCCGGTAAACTGGTCCTCGTGATCTTCGGCGCGGCCCTCGCCCGCAAGGCCCTCCGGGACGCCGCGTGACCCGATGACCATCGACCCGATCCACGTCACTGACCGCACCTACAAGGACATGGTGCAAGGTGCCGAGTTCGTTAGTTGGCCTGATCGTCCTGTGCCGTCTGTCGGGGAGCGTGTCGTCATCTTCGACCGCAACCTCGACTTCACGCAGCATGACGTCGTGGAGCAGGACTGCTGTCGTGTGCTGGTCGGCCCGGCAATCCCGTGGAAGCAGGAGCCGCCCGAGTGATCTTCCATCCCGGCCTCGCCCGCAAAGCCCTCACGGGCGCCAAGACACAGACCCGTCGGCCGGTCCTCGCCGGCAAACTCTGCCGCTACCGCGTCCATCACACCTACAGCGTGCAGCCCGGCGCCGGTCGGCCCGAGGCGGGGCGCATCCTCGTCACCGCTGTGCGTCAGCAGCGCCTCGGCGACATCACGCTCAGGGAGGCCCACGCCGAGGGGTTCCGTACCACCGATGAGTTCCGGCAGGCGTGGGTGCACATCCACGACGCTCGCTGGGTCGACACCGTGGACGCCTCCTACGAGCGCCTCTACTACAGCGCCATTCTGGAGCGCTTCGAGTCCCGCCACGCCGACACGCCCGTCTGGGTCATCGAGTTCTGCCTGCCCGTCGACCCCGTCCGCCTGCTCGCCGACCGCAACGCCCGCGCCGACTACGTCGACCACCACGCCCGCGCCATGGCAGACGAGCCCGAGGCCATCGACGAGGACACCCAACGCCGCATCACCCGTGACGCCGGGATGCGAGACACCCAACTGCGCGCCGTCAGCGCTGCGCAGCGCGAGGCCGAGCTCGGGCTGCTGACTCTCGGCGAGCGCCTCGATCGCGTGGTGGCGTCGATGCGCGCCGACCGCCAGTCCTCGACCAGCGACGTGCGGGTGCTCGCCAAGCGCGTGGACGCCCTGGAGCGCAAGCACCACCGCGACGCCGCGTGACCCGAGGAGGAACGATGCCTAACAACTTGAACAAGGGCTGGAAGGAGATGCCGGAGCGCATCGAGCGCATCGAGGCCGAGCGGCTGCATATCCCGGATCGGGTAGCTCCCAGTCCCGCGCCCGAGGCAAGAGGTAGCCACGCTTGGGCAGCGGTGCGGTGCGTGGAGTGCGCCCACTACCGCGACTTCCGCGGCGGCCCCGCCGAGTACCTTCCGATGTGCCCACGGTGCGGATCACCGATGGTGTCCGTCCGAGCGGAGGTCACCTAATGCACTACCGCGACGCCGCATGATCGACCCGCCGAAGCCCCCGCCCGAGCCGTTTCGCAAGGTCGCGTACACGTTGGTGAGGGAGGACATCGGGACTGCGGAAGAGACCCTTTGGGTCGGCATCCCCGGCAACACGCGCACCGCCGACGAGATGGCACTAGCACTCACCGAGTGCGCCGCCTACATCCGCGAGATGAAGAAGGAGCAGTCGTGACCATCGACCCGACCCGCGAGGAGTGGCTGGCGGCGATGCGGCGAGTCACCGGCGCTCGTGGCACTCCGATGCGGGAAATCACCGAAGCAGCTCTTGGCCCGTGCCCGCCGAAGCCTGTGCCCATGTGCGGGCGTCAGATCGGGGATAGGCGGCAGTCATGCCGTCGCCCCGAGAATCACCCCGACGCCTGCCGTCCCTTCCTGGTGGATGGGGACCCGCCAACCGAGCACGTCCGCCGCTATGGCCGCGAGCAGAAGGAGGAGTGATGGACCCAAGAGGCAACATCTACAACGCGGAGGACACGCGCGAGTTCCTGCGCGAGCGCGACAAGCGCGACAAGGCGGCGCTGGCCCAGATCCAGCGCGACGACGATCTCGACGAGGCGATCTACCGGAAGGAGTACGAGGAGAACGCCCTCGACGCCGCCGACGATGCTGGCGTCTTCACGAGGCCCGAGACGAAGGGCGGCAGCGATGGCGACTGAGCGTCAGGAAGGGATGCTGCCCGCACCGCTCGCGGTCGTCGACCAGGGGATCACGTTCTCGCGCGAGTGGCGGGGAGATGGCGTCGAGATCGAGATGGAGTACCCCGACTACAGCGGACCGCGGCGAGCGACTGACGAGCGGTCCATCACGATCAGCCGCGAGGACTGGGACGCGATCGTCGCGCACGTCGCGCTGCGGGACGACGCCGCATGAAACCGCAGCGCCGCGTGACGGTGTAGACTGCGCCGCAGGCACGAAGCCCCGGCCCCCCACATAGGGGCGCGCGACGTGCCGCACTTCCGCGCGCCCGAACACAGGGCGCGCCACCCGCGTTGCACTCGCGGCCCCGCTCTATCGCCCCCGCCCTCAGCCCTGGGAGGCCCGCCATGCCCGACGTCCCTCACGACCCGCTGCCCGCGATGCGCGCCGGGCTCGACCAGGCGATCCTGATGGCCCCCGAGGTCGCCAAGGAGGGGTGCACGAACCCGTATTGCAGCCGGATCGACGGTGTCTGCGTCGGCTGGCACTGCCCGCGCTGCGGCGCGCCGACATCATCTCAAGGCCACGGACGGTGTCCTGGGGGGCCTTGGCGCGAGCCTTGCCACCCCGACAACCCCGGGGAGCCGCCGGAGTGAGAGCCCGCCGTGCGTGACTGCGCCCTCCCCAACTGCCCCGCCTGCGCCCTCGAAGCAGCGTGCCACCGCCACCACGTCGCCGCGATCGTCCCCACGCCATGCGGCCTCGGCCTCGCCGCGTGCGAGGTGCCACACCGCCGGCTGACCACCGGCCGCCTACAAGCCGCGCACGGTGTCCTGACGGCAGCCGCAGCGCACCGCCACCACGCGACGCACTGAGGAGGACCGAGTATGAGCGCACATGGGCAGGGTCCGAGCTACTCGCGGGCCGAGCAGATCCTCACATGGACGGCGTTTATCGCGTTCATCGCGCTAGCCATCGCCATCTCGTTCATCGCGTACGGAACCCTGGGCGGTCTGGTCATGGCCGCCTTGCTCGCAGGCGCAACGGCTTGGGCTGGTGTGACCGACAACCTGATCGACCGTACGAGGACCCGGCGATGAGCGACTTCGCCCACGAACGCGACCGCCTCCACGCCCTCGTCGACAAGTGGATCGCCGACCGGGAGGATGACGAGATCGCAGACGCCCGGGTGGACCAGGCCGGGCTGATCTGCGCGATCAGCGGCCGCGACGATGACGACGACCTGGTGGAGAACGTCGTCTCCCTGTTCGACACGTCTCGGCTGCACATCCAACTCGGCCTGGTCCGCGTCGTCACGGTTCACTGCGAAGGCCGCGCGCTCGGTCTGGACGACGACTAGCCCGTGCCTACCTGAGGAGGACCCATGCCCAAGCCCGGCCCCACCACAGAGCAGCGCATCGCCACCCTGGAGGCTGAGGTCCGCGACCTCAAGCGCAACGCCCCCGCCGACATTGGGCCGGTCTACGAGACCAACCAGGGCGGCAGGATCGACCACACCGGGTTCTACGACTACGCGCGACGCCTGCGCTGGCGGCTGCTGACCCATGCCTAAGCCCGGCCCCAAGCCCAACAACGCCGCGAGCAAGACCGCCGGCGCCAAGGGCGGCAAGAGCCGGCCCAGCCTGAAGAAGGGCCGAACGAAGAAGGATGCTCGTCACGCGACGCCGAAGGCGAAGTAGACTGCAAGGAACGAAACGCCCCCGCGACGCGTGAACGTCCGGGGGCTCGACACGGAGGTACTAGCTCCATGCTTGACGAAGCGTACATCGAAGTGCAGATCGGCGGTCCCCGTGCGAAGCGGCAAGGCGTCGCGCTGGTAGACGTGTCCGACGCCGAAGCGATCAGCGCGTACCGCTGGGGCATGCACGGCAAGGGCTACGCGAGGCGGACCATCCGAGTCGGCCGCAAAACGCGGCCTGTGCTAATGCACCGCGATCTCCTGGGCCTGACGCCCGGCGATGGCGTACAGGTAGACCACGTCAACGGCGACAAGCTGGATAACCGTCGGGCGAACCTGAGGGTCTGCACCCAGGCCCAGAACCAGCAGAACAACTACCACGATCGTCCCTACCGAGGGACGTATTGGGACGCCCAGAGCAACTGCTGGCGAGCGCAGGTACGGCTAGCCGGGAAGCCCCACAACCTCGGTCGCTTCGCCGCCCGCGAGGAAGCCGCCGCCGTGGCGTCGGCTTTCCGTCGTGAGCACATGCCCTTCTCCGCCGACGCCCGCGGCGGCCAGCCCAAGGGTCGCTAACCCTTCCCTCAGGGAGGCAACCCCTTGGCCATCCCCGTCCGCTGCCTCACCTGCGCCCAGCTCACCAGCCAGCCCATGCGAGGCCGCTGCCCCACCTGCGCCCAAGGCCGCCGCGACGGCAGCACCCGCGCATGGCGCACCCTCAGAGCCCAGGTACTAGAGCGCGACGGCCACACCTGCCAGCACTGCGGCGCCCAAGCCACCCACGCAGCCCACCGCACAGCCAAGACCCATGGAGGCAACGACACCATGAGCAACCTCCACGCCCTCTGCGCACACTGCAACCTCAGCGAAGGGACACGCTGACCAATGGCCCGCAGAAGCAGGCAGAGGCGGTACGGCGGAGGCAAGTTCAAGTCGGAGCGACAGCGCCGCTACATGTTCGCCGTCGTCCCACGAGCCGCACGCAAGTGGGCGCACAACCGCAAGACGCGCAAGACCGACTGGGCCACCCGACGACCCGCCCGTCCCTACCGACGCCGCCGGCGATGACACGGGAGGGGGGTCTCGACATCACGAACATGATTTCAACCGGACACCCCGCTAGCCCTGCACGGAAAAACGCTCGCCCAGCTCGATTTCTGCCGGGGACCCCTTATCGGTCGCGCGCGTGCACAGCGTCGCGGGTGGATCGAGGGTTGATTCCGGGTGCCCTCTGAGCAGTTTCCGCCTGTGAAGGGACTCGATGAGCGTGCGCGGAAGTTGTGGCGTGGCGCGCGGGATGAGTGCGTGGCGCAGGGGACGTGGCGGCCGATCGATGTGACGTTGCTGGAGCGTTATTGCGCGTCGGAGCAGCGGGCGCGGGAGGCGCGGGAGCGGTTGGAGGCGTCGGGGTGGACGGCGCGGGGGTCCCAGGGCCAGCTTGTGCAGCACCCCGACGTGAAGACTCTTAGAGAGGCCCAGCTTGACGCTCACCGCTACGCCACCGATCTTATTCTCACCCCGGAGTCGCGTCGACGTCATAGCGTCGCGGTCGCCAGTGGTGGGGGGCGTCTTGAGTCGATCCTTGGCGGGAGGGCTGAGTCCGGGTGAGTTGACGGCGCTGGTCGCGCCGGTGTCGCGGGCGTCGGCGCAGTGCGAGGGCATCGCGCGGTTGTTGACGGTGCCCAAGGGCGGGCCGTTGGTGTTGGAGGGCGTGCATCGGTTGTTGTTGCGGGCGTTGCATGCGCCTGGTGTCGTTGAGCTTGTCGTGCTGCTGCCTAAGGGCAACGGCAAGACGACGGTGATGGCGTTGGCGACGATCGTGCATCTGTTGACGACGCCCAACGCGCAGGCGTTCATTGGTGCGGCGGAGAAGGAGCAGGCCGACGAGATGTACGCGTTCACGGCGCATTTCGCGTCGTGTGACCCGGAGATCGAGGCGGAGTTGCTGGTCAGGGACGGGACGCGGCAGTTGCGTCGTCGTGTGGATCGTGGGTATGCGCGGGTGTTGGCGTCGGACAAGACGCGGGCGGGCGGCACGAAGCAGGGGTTCAACCCGTCGTTGTTCCTCTGCGATGAGCTGCACGCCCACCTGAATCGAAGCTTGTATGACGCTGGGGTGTCGGGGGTGCAGAAGGCCCATCCGTTGGGGTCGGCGAAGATGGGGACGATCTCGACGGCGGGTCATGATGCGCAGTCGCCGTTGGGGGAGCGCCGCGCGCAGCTTCGTCGTGCTTGCCAGGCGTCGGGGGTGTTCGTGGAGGGGTTGCACGTCACCGACGATGGCGGCCTGAGTGATGAGGGGCCGGGCCGGTTGACGGTCGCGGTCAGCGAGTCGGGGCGCACGGTGTTGTTGGAGTGGGCGTGTCGTGGTGAGGATCATCCTGCGGGCGCCGACGATCTGACCGACGACGCGACGGTGAAGCTGGCGTCGCCGGCGTCGTTCGTGACGGTGGAGTCGTTGCGTAGCGCGAGGGAGAGTTTGGAGCCGTGGACGTTCGCCCGGTACCGCGCGAACGTGTGGACGCTGGGTCACAAGTCGTGGTTGCCGGCGGGCGCGTGGACTGCGGCGGTTCGCCCGGGCGTCGAGCTGACCGCGAGTGACCCGACGGCGTTGTTCGTGGACATGGGGCGCTACAGCGATTCGGCGGCGGTGGTGGCGGTGCAGACGCCGGCGGAGGGTCCCAGGGTGGCGCGGGCGTTGTTGATCGAGGAGTCGGGCGGCCCGGATCGCCCGGTGGACTATGAGCTGGTCAAGGCGGCGGTTCGTGATGCGTGCGTGGCGTTGGAGGTGGTGGCTGTGGGCTATGACCCGAAGTATTTCGATCAGGCCGCCCAGGAACTCGCGGATGAGAACGTCCCGATGGAGTTGTTCCCGCAGTCCAACGAGCGGATGGGCCGCGCGGTCCCGCGGTTGCGCCGCGCGATCATCGCGGCGGGCGGCCAGGACAACGGTGAGCGTGCGGTGGTGCACGCCGGGGACGATCACCGTTTTGATCGTCAGGTGGTCGCTGGGCGCACGAAGGATCTCGGCGAGGACGCGTTCAAGATCATCAAGCCGTCGGAGGTGGTGCACATCGACGCGGGGGTGGCGCTGGCGGGTGCGCATGAGCTGGCGGTGCTGACCCCCGGGGTTGACCCGGCGGCCTACCGCATGGTGTTCGTGTGAGGCGCGGGTTGCGTGGGCTGGAGCGCCGCACGGTGCTGGTCACGACCCGTGAGGATCGGACGTTTCGGGGGGTGCTGTTGGGCGCTCATCGTGACTGCCTGGTGCTCACTGCGGCGCAGGACATGGACGCCCGCCAGAAGATGGCCGGGGAGGTCGTGGTCCCCCGCGAGCAGGTCCACTACGTGCAGACCGTCGAGCCGGAGCCGACATGAGCGTCATCGTGACAACGGACGGGCGGGTGATGTCGACGCGGCTGCCCAGCGGGGGCCGCTACTCGGTCGCGACGCCGGACACCATCGCGTTGCTGGCTGGCTCTGACGGCGAGGCGCGACGGGTGAGCCTCGAGGCGATCTACCAGGGCAATCCGACGTGCGCAGCGGTCGTCAACAAGCTATGCCGGCAGATCTCGACGCTCCCCTTGAAGGTCTACGAGCGCGACGACAACGGCGACCGTCGGCGGGTGCGTGATCACCCGGTTGGGGAGCTGCTCAGCCGTCCGCAGCCTGGGTGCAGTGCTGTGGCGCTGGCGGAGTGGCTGTCTCAGCCGGCGTTGATCTTCGGTAACGCGGTGCTGGCGAAGTACCGTGCGGACCCGCAGGGGCCGCCGACGTCGTTGGTGCCGTTGGAGTGGCCGCACTTGTCGGCCTACGCCCGGCAGGGCATGGCGGTGGAGTGGTGGTCTACGACGCAGTTCGGGCAGGCGCGCTATCTCGATGCCGCCGACGCGGTGCATGTGCGCTGGGCCGCCCCGGGGCCCAGTGGCCTGGGAATCAGCCCGCTGGCTCAGCTCGCGTTGACGTTGCGTCTGGATGATGCGGCGCGCCGTCACCAGGAGGCGACGTTTCGTAACAGCGCCCGCCCGTCGGGCGGCGTGACGCTCCCGGAGGCTGCGGCGGGCAACATCCAGTTGCGTCAGGAGCTACGCGAGGACCTGCGGCGGTTGCATGAGGGCGCTGACAACGCGGGCCGGCCGATCATCCTTCCGCCGGGGTCGGCGTGGGAGTCCTTCGGTGCGAGCGCACACGACGCGGAGTTGATGGCGGCACGCCAGCTCAATCGTGAGGAGATCGCGATGGTCTACGACGTGCCGCCGCCGATGATCGGTGACTTGACTCGCGCGACGTACTCCAACGTGGAGGAGTTGGGCCGCCAGCTCTACGTGACGACGCTGCGGCCGTGGCTGCGGCTGATCGAGTCGACGCTCAACCGTCAGCTCGTTGACCCTGAGGCCGAATGGGCGGGGGTGTTCGTGGAGTTCGACACCGCGGAGGTGTTGCGCGGCTCCCGCAGTGAGGAACTGGACGCGCTGAGCAAGGCGTGGACCAACGGGTTCATGACGCTCAACGAGGTTCGTAAGGCGTTGAACATGCCGCGCATCGACGACCCGGCGGCGGATACCCCGTTCGTGGCGGCGAACAACATGCAGGCGATCGGGTCGGGCGCGACGGTGGATGCCGCTAGCGCCGGCGCGCCGCCGTTGACTTGACCCTCGCCACTCGTGGCGTAAACCGAGGAGGTACCCCTAATGGCCGATCCGGCCCCCCAGCAGACCGAGCAGTCGGCCGAGCCGCAGGCCCCGCCGCCGCCGCCGCAGGAGGCGGCGCCACCCAACGAGCCCGAGCGCAGCGTCCCTTACGACCGCTTCAAGGAGGTCAACGACCGTCTCCGTGAGGCGGAGAAGTGGCGGGAGGAACGCGAGTCGCAGGATCTCTCGGAGGCCGAGCGTGAACGCAAGGCCCGGGAGCGCGCCGAGCGTGAGCGTGACGAGGCGACCGAGCGCGCGCAGACCACCGAGCGCTCCGGGTGGGTCCGCGACGCCGCCCAGCTAGCCAACTTCCACGCGCCCGCTGACGCGCTGGCGCACGTCGACATGTCCGGCGTCGAGGATGAGCGTGCCGCCAAGCGCGCGGTCAAGGATCTGGCTGAGCGTTCGCCGCATCTTGTCCGTCCCGTGGAGCCGGCGCGCCCCCAGGTCGGCCAGGTGCTCCGCGACGGCCAGCAGCCCGTCCAGGGCCCGCAGGCCGCGGAGGAGGACCCGCGCGCCGCGCTGGGCGGCCAGATCCAGGACTTCCTGGCCTCCCGACGCTGAGCCCAAGCTTCGCGCCCCTTCGGGGGCGCGCGCAGTACCCGCCGGACCTTCGCTGACCCGAGGCGACACACGGGGGACCTGTCCGGTCCATTAGTCCATACCCATGAAGGGAGTACACAATGGCCAATGCCATTCCGCTTCTGGAGGGCACCGATGCCGCAGGCGGGTTTCTCGTCAGCGAGCAGTACGGCCAGACCCTGCAGAACACCATCAATCGCCGTGCTGCGGCGTGGGGGCTGGCGCGCGTCGAGCGTGTCGTTGGTCGCCGGCAGAAGTACGCGATCTACGCCGGCCGGCCGACCGCCGCGTTCGTCGGAGAGGGCGCAGCCAAGCCTGTCACCGGCGCGGAGTTCAACGAGCTGACGGTGAACGTCAAGAAGATCGCCACGAACGTGATCTACACCGAGGAGCTGCTGGAGGACGCCCGGGAGGACCCCAGCGTGTTCGTCAGCGCCGACGTGGAGACCGCGTTCACCGATCTCATCGACGCGCACGTCCTCGGCATGTCCGGCAGCACGGTGATCGCGTCGAACTTCGATGACTCGCTCGCCGCGACGACTCAGAAGGTCGAGCTCGGCGCCGATGGTGACGCGTTCGCGAAGGCGATCAGCGAGGCGATCGGGATCATCGAGGGCAACGGCGGTGTCCCCTCGGGGATCGCGGCGGCCTACGACGTGCGCGCGCATCTGCGTGACGCCCGTTCGGCCACTGAGACCACGGAGCCGATCTACACCGCCGGCTACCAGGCCAACGCCCCCGAGACGCTGTACGGCGTCCCGATCCGCTGGACGACGAACCTTGACGGGTTCCCGGCCGGCTTGACGGGCGCGGCGGGCTCCCCGTCGAAGGTCGCCGCGATCGTCGGGGACTTCTCCCACGCTGTGGGGGTGGTGCGCCGCGACATCGGGGTGCGCTTCAGCGATCAGGCCACCCTGAACGTGGGGGGCACCGATCAGAACATGTGGCAGGAGAACAAGCTGGCGGCGCAGTGGGAGATGCGTGTCGGCTTCGCGATCCACGACCGCAACCGCATGTTCGTCGCGATCACGAACGGGTCCTAGTGATGGCTGAGCGTAAGCAGCAGCCCAAGGACACCGAGTCCCAGCGCCCGGCTGACGATGGCCAGTCGCGGTTGACCGAGACGATCCGCGAGATGGCTGACAAGCCCTCGCCCGACACGATCGCCCAGGAAGAGGTCCTGGTCGACGAGGACAGCCGGTAGTGCTGTCCGCCGCGCATGTGGCCGCACCCGCCTGGGTGCTCCCCGTTCGACTCGGGGCGCGGCACTAGATGACGCCCCGCTACTGAAGGAGGTCAGATGGCCATCACGATTTCCCCAACCCTGAAGCGCCAGATGCTCGACGGCACGTTCAACAGCGCCGCGGGCGTCAACTATGACGCTGGTGTCCTGGAGATCCGGTCGGGTGCTGCTCCCGGCCCTGAGGCGGCTGAGACGGGCACTCTGCTCGCTTCGATCGCGGTCCCTGCGGACGGGTTCGCTGCGGCGTCCGGCTCGTCGGTCGCGAAGATCGGCACGTGGTCCGACACGGCCGCGGATGGGACCGGGACTGCCGCGCACTTCCGTATGCGGCGGTCGGGTGACGTGGGTGGCGCGTCGACGATCACGGCGCGTATCGAGGGCACGGTGACCGCGACGGGCGGCGGCGGTGACATCGAGCTGGATAACGTGTCGATCGCTACGGGGCAGACGGCCACGATCACGGCCCTCAGCTTCAACCTGTAGCGGCGGTCGTAGGCGTTCATGCCGACGCTGAGGCTGCTGACGATGCCTCCGCCTGAGAGCTGAACTGGGGGCTCTGACCCGATGAATCTGGTCGCCAACGGGAGCTTCGAGACGGACCTAGCGGGGTGGAACTCGTATTACAACGGGAGCGAAGATCCCGTGCGCTCCAGTGCGTGGTCGAACACCGGGCTGTGGTCGATGCGTTGCAACATCCTGGCGTCCCATGCGGTCAACACCTACCGGGGGTTCGGCGCCAAGGGCGATACGTTCGGGGGAATCGAAGCGGGCGTCTCCTACACGGCGTCCCTCCGGCTCAACGTGACCGACGAGTGGCTCGGCTTGCCGAAGCTACTGTTGCGTTTCGAGGATGCGGCCGGTGCCAGCCTGGGCGACCAGCGGGCCAACGCCATTGCTGGTCTTGGCGAGCAGACCTTGACGGTCGAGATGATCGCGCCGCCCAACGCCACGCAGTACCAGCTATACGTTTACGCGGACGCTTCCCCGACAACCGCGCAGTCCGGCGAGTTCTACGTCGACTCGGTCAGCCTCACGCCCCCGGTCAGCGCCGTCAGCGGCACAGGCTCGCCTCTGCTGGGCACCGTGTCGTCCACGGCGGCGGGCAAGGTCGAGGTCAAGGGCTCCGGCGGCGCCCCCCTGGGCTCGGTGACATCCACGTCGACGGGTCAGGTCGCAGTCCAAGGCTCCGGCACGGGCACGCTGGCCACAGCATCCCTGTCGGGCACGGGCGCGATCGGCAGCGTCCCCATCTCCGGCTCGGGCACGAGCACGCTCGCCGTCCTCACGTCGACCGGCACAGCCAAGGTGGAAGTCCGGGGCACCGGCTCCACGCCCTTCGCGACCCTCACCGGCTCAGGTACGGGCGGCGTCGCCGTCTCGGGCTTGGGCTCCAGTAGCTTCGCGACGCCCACGACCACCGGTTCCGCGGCCGTCGCCGTTGCGGGCTCCGGTGCGTCGAGCCTTGGCAGCGTCTGGAGCGTCGGTGCGGGCACGGTGGGCGAGGCCGCCACCTACGCGCTGCTGGTCCTGACGGTCGCTCGTGACGTGGAACTCGCGCTCGGAGCGCGCCCCGACACCGGCCTTGCGGTTCGGCCTCGCCCTGACATCGACCTTGCGCTGGAGCCCACATGAGCGACTACACCATCGGGGATCTCGCCCGGATCACCGCCACGTTCACCCGTGACGCCCAGCCGATCACCCCGACCGCGATCACCGCGCAGGTCCGCAACCCCACCGGCACGATCACCACGGTCCCGGTCACCCTCCAGGCCACGGGGGTCTACCAGGCTCTCGTCGACCTGACGGCCTCCGGGTCGTGGTCTGTGCGCATCTTCAGCACCGGGACCGGCCAGGCCGCCGAGGAGATCGTCATCAAGGTCGGTCGCAGCAGGGTCCTTGACCAATGAGCCCGCAGGAGGCGCTAGATGTTCTTCACGACCGCTGAGCTGCGCGCTATGGACGCGGCCCTGACCGACCCGGCGAAGTTCCCCGACGCCCAGCTCGACGCGATGCGGGAGCTGGTCGAGCAGTCGCTGGAGGACGCGTGCGATGTCGCGTTCGAGCCTCGCGAGTCGGTCGGTGCGTTTAGCGGTGACGGCTCGCGGATGCTCGCGCTGGGCGTCCACAGGCTGCGCAGCGTGACCGCCGTCGTCGATGACGGCCAGGCGCTCGACCTGGCCGGGGTCAAGGGCATCGGCCGGCTGGTGTGGCGCTACGACGGGTGGCCCTGGGGCGTCGCGAACCTCACCGTCACCTACAGCCACGGCTATGACGCGCCGCCGCTGCGGGTCAAGCGCGCCGCGTTGATCCTCGCGAAGGTGTGGCTGCTTGAGGGCCCCGTAGACGTGCGCGCTACCCAAGTCTCGGCCGGCGACGGCTCGACGATCAACCTCGCGACACCGGGGGTGCTGGGCTCGACGTTCGGGGTCCCCGAGGTCGACGCGGTCGTCAGGCACTACCGGGTGCCCGACGCGAGGCTGACCTAGTGCGTGCCACCCCTGTCGCGGCGAAGGCGGTCCTGGTCGACCGGTTGGGTGCCTGGCCCGCGTTGGCGGGCGTCCTAGTCGCCTGGTCGCCCCCCGCCCATCTTCCCCGCGAGCGCGAGCGGATCTTCCTCGACGACGTCCGCGACTTCCGGCGCAGCAGCGAGTACCAGTCGGGGTCGCGCACCGAGACCTACACCATCGCGGCGTTGATCGAGGTCCACCAGGCCGTCGCCGAGCAGCAGCCGGTGGAGACCCGGGTGTGGGAGCTGCTGGACGCCGTCGAGGACGCCGTCGAGGCCGACCCCGAGCTCGACGGAGTGGTGCACCGCGCGCGCTTGGATGGCGCCGATGGCTTCGAGGCGGGCCCTACCGATCAGGGGTGGCTCGTCAGGGTCGCCGCGCTGATCGGCGTGCGGGTGGAGGTCTGAGATGGCGATCACGTTGCGTGTCTCCAGCCGCGATGTCCGCGAGGTCACCCGGGACCTGGAGTCTGTCGCTGTCGGCGCCGAACGTCAGGTAGCTGGGGTGCGCCGCGAGGCCGCCGAGCTGGTGGCGCGTGGCGCCCGCCCGTTGACACCGATCGGCCCCGGTCCGATCCTCGCCGCGAAGCACCCCGACGACCGTTTGCCCCACATCCGCGACACGATCGCTGCGCGGGCGTCGGGGGTCATCTCGACGCACCCCGCGGCGGTCGTCCACGAGCACGGCGGGACGATCACCCCGCGCGGCGCGAGGGTGCAGACCATCCGCATCGCCCGCTCGGCGATGGCTCAGCGCGCGGGTGACCGTGTCGCCGGCCGGGTGGAGGCGCTGTTGGAGCGCCGCTTTGAAGAGCTGCTGGCCCAGTCGGGCCTCTGAGAATCCCCGATCCGCCGAGGAGGTGGTGTCCCGTGGCCGAGAAGCCTCGCACGGTGACGTTCCTCTCGGCGCCGTCGAGCTCGCCCACTGACGTGGTGCGTGTCGATGACGTCGAGCTGACGAAGGGTGAGCCCGTCGATGGGCTGACCGACGACCAGATCACCAGGTTGCAGGCCCTCCCGGGCCTGCGCTTCCAGATCGACCAGAGCAAGGAGCGATAGATGCCCTCCGTTTTCAGGCCGGATGACACCGCGGGTCTCACGGGCCCGTCGTGGGCGTGCTACGCGCCGCTGAGCGTCGCGATCCCGACAAGGATCGCCGACATCCTCGAACAGGTCGCTGACGCCCAGGGCGACTACCAGACCAAGACGGGCTGGGAGGTCTTCGGCCTGGCCGGCGACAGTCAGGCGGTCAACCTCGAACACGAGGAGGCCGACATCGAGTACAACAACGCCGGGAACCTGTACAAGAAGGTCTCGACGGTCACGGCTGGGATCACCGTGCATGTCGCGGGGATCACCTCGAAGAACATCCAGATCGTCCGCAACGCCCCACGGATCATCGCGGTGACGGCGGGGGCGAACATGGGCGCGGAGTCCCAGGTGCCCTACGGCACGTTCGAGGAGGCCACGCTCTACCGCATCGCCCTGATCTCGCGGCGGCCGCGCAAGGCGCGGGAGGTCACCGAGCCGGGTGGCAAGCTGCGCGGCGCGTTCGTCGCCGATCTGCTCTACGCCGCGAGCATCACTGGTGACGAGCGGACCGCGGAGTTCGATCCCGAGGAGGGCGTCAACATGGAGTGCGTGTTCACCGGCTCCCCTGTGTCGACGCAGCCCGTCGGCGAGGAGTACGGGCGCTTCATGGAAGAGTCCGCCGGCAGCATCACGGCGGTCTAATGACCGTCCCAGTGCAGGGCAACGTGGTGGAGGTCACCCTCGGCGAGCACACCATCCCGGTGTACGCGCAGCGGTGGCGCTACGCGGTGAACAAGCTCGGCGGGGTCGTCGGGTCGTTCACCGCGTCGGGCCAGGACGTCACGGCGGAGAACTTCGCCGTGTTCGCCGGGGACCGCGTCTACGAGGTGCTGTGCGCGTTGATCCCCGGCCTCGCGAAGCGGATGCCCGAGTGGGAGTTCAACGGCTACGCCAGCGCGGAGGCCGCTGTGCGCTCCGCGCAGGACCCGGCCGCTGACGAGTACGACCCCGAGACCGGGCGTGAGCCGACGTTCGAGCAGATCATCGGCGCGATGGAGACGGCGTGGCGGGTCAACCGCCTCGACGTCCTCGGCGGGTTGAAGGCGATCGTGGACCCTACGATGCTGAGGGCGCAGGTCAACGCGCTGATCGCGACGCGCATCGACGACGGGGACCCGGCGATCTCGAGCGTGACGCCGGGCGCCTCGCCGATTTCGCCCTCCACGAATGGCACATCGGGCTCGACGAGTTCTACTCCGTCGAGCCCAATGTCGACGGTGAGCACGGACTGACGATCGGCCGCCTGGAGGCGCTCACGGAGGCCTACCGGGAGCGCCGTCACGTCGAGTTGAAGCTGCTCGCGTTGGCGTTTCACGATCCCGGCGGGATCGACAAGGCGCTGGCACCCCCGGCGCAGCGCGCACAGGTGGCTATCCCGGCCAGCGGCGCGCTGCGCTTCCACGACGACGACTGAGAGAGGGGGTGGTGTATTGGCCCGTGTAGCCCGGCTGCTGCTCGCGATCACCGGTAACGCCGACGACGCCAAGCGCGAGTTGCGCGACACCGCCCGTGAGGTCAAGCGCTTTGGCCGTGAGAAGGCCAGCGCGCAGATCGACGTGGACGCCGCGGAGGCCCAGCGCAAGCTCGGCGACACCCGGGAGGAGCTGCGCCAGGTCGACCTGTCGCGCCCCGAGGCCAGGGTCAACGCGCAGGTGGAGGGCGCGCTGGTCGAGCTTGACCGGGTGCAGGCTCGTCTGGGGCGTCTGGCGGCTCAGGAGCCTTCACCGGAGGTGTCGGTGCGCACGGCCCGCGCGACGGTCCAGTTGGAGCGCATCCAGGCGCGCCTGGCGGTGCTCGCGGCGACCGACGTGGACATCGACGTCAACGTGCGCGGCGCGGCGCTTGCGCGCCTCCAGGCGCTGGGGGTGGGCATGGATCAGACCCGCGGCCGGACGGGCTTGCTGTCGCGTGCGATGGCGGGCTTGTCGTCGGCGATGAGCGGCCCGGTCGAGAGTGCCGGGGCCAACGGGACGGCCTTCAAGTTGCTGAGTACCTCCATCATCCCGCTGATCGTCGCGGCCGCCGCGCTCGCCGGGGTGATCGCGACGTCCCTCGTCGCGTCGCTGACTGCGATGGTCGCCTCGGCGGGGTACGCGGTCGTCGCGCTTGGCGCGCTGGCGGTCGCGGGGTTCGGCGCGGTGCTCGCCGTCGTCCCGTTGGTCGCTGGGGCGATCATGAAGTTTAAGGAGCAGGCGGACATCGCCGGGACCAGTGCGAATCAGCTCAAGGTGTCGGCGCAGGGGATGGGTGAGAGTCTGCGCGCGGCGACCTCCCAGGGGGCAGCGAACGCGATGCGTGGCCTTGCTGACGCGATTCGGGCGTTGCGCCCGTTGGTCGAGGGGTTGCGCCCGGCGTTCACGTCGCTGGGGACTGATCTTGCGCGTGCGATGCGGCTGGCGGGCAACGACGTGGCGGCGTTGGGGCCGAAGATCGCGACGATGACCACCAGTTCCGGGCCGCTGTTTCGCAACCTCGCGCGGGCGGTCGGCCCGCTCGCGGAGGTGCTGCTGAACATCGCCAACGCGGTGCTTCCGCATCTGACGGCGATGGTCGGCCGGGTCGTCGAGACGTTCAAGGGGTGGGCGAACGCGACGGGTGACGCGAAGCGGATGGAGGAGGTGGTCACCCGGCTGGTCAGTCACTTCCGGGCGTGGGGTGGCCTGATCCGGGACGTGTCGCGGCTGATCGGGGCGTTCTTCAGCGCGATCGCGCCGCAGGGCCGGTCGCTCGTCGAGTCGTTGGCGGGCGCGGCGCGTGAGACGACGCGGTGGGTCAAGTCGGCGAAGGGCACCGCGAAGATCAAGGAGCAGTTCAGCGCGATGGCGGAGTTGACGCGCCAGGTCGCGGAGGGCTTCGCGGGGATGGTCGCCGGGATCTTCAGGTTGTCAGCGGCGGCGGCACCCGTTGTCGGGCCGCTGCTGACGGCGTTCAAGGAGTTGGGGGCGACGATCCTCACGGCGGTCGGCCCGTCGCTGAAGCGTGTCGGGGAGCTGATCAAGCAGTTCGTGGAGGCCGCGAAGCCCGCCGCCCCGTTCTTCCAGAACGTCCTGGGCCCGTTGTTGCAGGGCGTCTTCAACGGGCTGATGAGCACCTTGGAGGTGGTGCTGGTGGTGTTCGGGGCGTTCGCGAAGGTGCTCGGGTGGATCGGCGAGAAGGCGAAGCCGCTCAAGGGGGTGTTCGAGGCGATCGGGACGGTCCTTGGCGTCGTGTTCTCCGGGGGGATCCTCACGGCCGCCGCGAAGGGCCTGGGCGCGCTCGGCGGGGCGTTCGGGCTGCTCGCCAAGCCGATCGGCTTGGTGGGGAAGGCGCTCACGTGGATCAAGGACAAGATCTTCGCCCTCATCGGCTTCCTGGGCCGGATCACCGGGGTGACCCGCGTGCTTGGTGGCGCGTTCACGAAGCTGAAGGGGGTCGCGGGGAAGGCGTGGGGTGGCATCAAGGGCTTCATCGGGGACGCGGCGAGGGGCGCGAGGAACGTCGCGACCGGCGCGTTCAACACGCTGAAGTCGCGGACCGCGTCGGGGTGGAACACGCTGAAGGCGACGGCGTCGAACGTGTGGAACAGCGGGATCGCGAACACCATCAAGGGGGCGGCTGGGAAGGCGAAGGACGGCGCGATCAAGCACTTCCAGTTCATGAAGTCCGAGGCGATCGCCTCGTTCAACGGTGTGAAGGCCGGCGCCACGCGCGTGTTCGGTGCCCTGCGGGACTTCGTGGTGTCCAAGGTGTCCGCGGCGGGCCGCGCGATCGGTCGTCTCGCCAGCGGGTTCTACAACATGGGGATCGCGCTGATCAAGGGCCTGATCCGGGGCGTGAAGGCAATGGCCGGCCACGTCGTCAACGCGGTGAAGGGCGTGGTCGGCGGCGCGAAGGACGCGGCGAAGCGGCTGCTGGGGATCGGGTCCCCGTCGAAGGTGTTCGCGGGGTTCGGCGAGGCCGTCGGCCAGGGGTTCATCGACGGGGTGGAGGGGATGGCCCGCCCGATCGGCCGGGCGATCGAGGGGACGATGGGCGCCCGGGTGCAGGCGGCGGGCGGCGACCTCGCGGCGAGTCTCGCGGCGGGCGGCGCGGTGGCTGGTGCGCGCGGCCTGCGAGCCCCGACCGCGGCGGGTGGTGGGGCGCCGGTGACGGTGAACCGTCACTACCACATTCAGACGATCGGTGGGGCCGCTGCCCCCGACCCGGACTACTTGCTGGCCCAGCTTGACTCGAAACTTCGTGATGAGGGTGGTATCTGATGGCACTGAACAAGGACTGGCGTGACCGACCCGCCTCGCTCGCTCCGGCGGCCGGGGAGACGCTCGCGGAGCATGAGGCCCGCATCAACGCGTACGCCGCGGCGAACCCCGGTACCCTGACGCCTTTGAACGCGGTGGCGCTGGAGGACATCGAGACGCGGGTGCATGACGCGAAGGTGCAGGTCCCCGGCGCTCACACATTCCCGCCGCGCGCGCTCGACACGGGGTACCAGCCGTCAGCGACCCGACCTGTGCTGGTCTGCGCGACTATCTTTCTGACTGCCCCCGGCGGTGCTCGCATTGACCTGAACGTGCAGTGTGAGGCTGTCAGCCCGCCGTCCACTCTGATCGCCAGGAAAGTCCACCTGGTCCCTGCTGGTGTCCCAGAGACAACCGTGTACGAGTTGTTCACGTTCCTGGTGCCCGCCGGGTTCTATTACATGCTCAAGCGTGCCGCCATTGGAACGGGAGCCTCGGCGGGCATAGATAGGCTCGCAGAGCAGGCGCTTTGATCTACGCCAAGCCCCCGCGGCCCTAGCCCCCAATGCGCCTCCCGTCTCCACAGACGATCCCCAGCGCCCTGCTGGTACCCGGTCCGGCGGGGCCGAGCACACCGGCAGGGCTGACGGCGACCTCGACGCCCAGCGGCGTGAGCGTCGCATGGCAGGCCAGCCCCGAGGCCGACGTGGCCGGGTACCGCGTCACCCGCGACGGGGTGCTGATCGCCGACACCACCGCGACGAGCCACGCCGACAGCACCGTTGCACCGGGAACGAGATACGGGTACACGGTCACGGCCTACGACACGCGGGGGCTGACGTCCAGCCCGTCGGCGGCGGTGAGCGTCACGACGCCGCCCGCCGCGCCCGGCGGGCTTACCGCGACGGTCTCCGGTGGGCAGGTCACGCTGGCGTGGGGGGCCTCGACGGGCGCCACTGGCTATCGCGCCTACCGCGACGGCGTCCTGGTCTACGCCGGCACGGCAACGGGGTACGTGGACACCCGCCCGGTCGGCACCTGGGTCTACACGGTCACCGCGACGGGTGCCGGTGGCGAGTCGCGCAGCGCGCAGGTAATCGCTTACGTCGCCCTGACCGTCGTGATCGCGGTGGACGCGACGCCGCCGGGGCTCAACGCGACGCACACCTGGTACCCCGCCGGTGGCGGCCCCTCGGTGGTCTTCAATCCGCCGCCCGCGGGGACGCTGCCCCGTGTCCGTCTGGCCGGTGAGATCGCGGGGTGGGGCAACCCGCCGCCCGGGGACGACCGGCGCACCACCCCCGTCGGCAGGGTGCTCGCTGAGCGCCCGCTGCGGTCGGGACGCCACGGCAAGACACTGACCTACCAGGGGGTCGTCGAGGCGCGCAACGACCTGGAGCTGCGCAACGTGACGGGGGCGCTCGCCCGCGCGCTGGGTGACCCGAACATGGGGGAGGGCCGGATGGTGGTGGAGCCGTGGGATGGCCGCCCGGCGGTGGAGTACATGGCGCGGGTGACGGGCTATGACTGCCCGGAGGCCTACCCGTCGATGTCGGCTTTGGGCCGCCGGTCCCGCGGGTTCGAGCGGGGCTTCACGTTGCAGGTGCACCTGTCACGCGGCCGGATGTTCGCCACGGCGTGGCGGCAGGTCAACGCCGTGGCGGGGCAGACCAGTCTGACCGTGGACGTGGGCGGCAACGCGCCGACGGAGCCGATCATCTACCTGTACCAGGACGTCGCCGCCACCGACTCCGTGGGGTCCCGGGGGCTAAGGCTGGGGTTCCTCACGTTGCCCGACGCCAACGGCGTGGCGATCGACTTCGCGGCGCGAACGATCCAGAAGGCCAACGGGAACATCGACCGGCGCGGATGGCTCGATCGTGCGGACGCGTCGTGGTGGGCGGGCGGGCAGGTCGGCCTGATCCCCGGCTCCTATCCCGTTACTCGCAGCGGAGCGCGCGGATCGTGGATCGTCAAGTGGAAGGACGCATGGTGGTAACCGGTGGCTGACTGGACGGTTGAGCTGCGTGATCGTGTGGGCGGGTTCCTCGCCGACGTGACGACCCCGTTCAAGGTGCGCCGCGGGCGCAACGAGTCGGCTCATGTCTCGTTCACGGTGGACCATGAGGACGAGGTGGCCTACAAGCTGCACGACGAGCTGACGCGGGGTATCCCGCAGGTCGCGTGCTACCGCGACGAGGTGCTGTGGGCGCGGGGGTGGTGGGCTCCGATGGACGAGACCGCCGGGCAGGACACGGGCGTGGGGATGCAGCGCGACGCCCCGACCAACGGGATGGCGTGCACGTTCCGCGGGCCGTTCGCCGAACTGGAGAACCGGTCCCTGCGCCAGTTCTACGCCGTCCGGGACATGCTGGCGGCCAAGTGGGACCCGATCACCGCCGACCAGGCCGACCACGTGATGTCCCTCGCGGGGATGCTCACGGCCGACGAGGCGACCTGGGACACCGGCCTGTTCCGCGGGACGGTGACGGCGTCAGTGACTCGCGACCGCCTCTATGAGATCCGCAAGAACCGCGCGGAAGCGATCCTCCAACTTACCGAGGTCATCGACGGCGTGGAACTCATCGAGCGGCCCGTCGAGCAGAACGTGAACAGCGCAGGCAAGGCGATGCTCGCCCGTCTCGATGCCGGCGGGTCGGGGTCCTTCGGTGCGGCCAAGGGCCTCATCTTCGAGGGCAGCGACTGCGAGAGCGTGAAGCGGACGATCTCCCGGCCCGTCAACTGGGTGTACGCGCTGGGCGGCGAGTATGACGACGGTGGCCCCCAGCGCCGCTCGGCCACTGCCATCGACCAGGCGAGCATCGACAAGTACCGCCTGCACGAGCTTACCCTCGACCTCCCCGGCGTGTACTACCAGGCCACGCTCACGGAGCACGTCAACGGCGAGTTGCGCCCCGACCCTCCCCAGGCGATCACGTTCACCCCCGACGCAAGCGGGAGCCTTCAGCCCCAGCCGGACCCCGCCCGCCAGACCAGCGCGACCTACTGGCTGGGCGACACCGTGCGCCTCGTCGTTGACCGCGACGCCCTCCAGATCGACATGACCTCCCGCATCCGCGCGATCGAGGTCGCGGTGGACGCCGATGGTAACGAGTCGCACGCCCTGGAGATCGGGGACCAGCGCCCGCGGCCACTGGTCGACATGTTGCGCGGGGTCAACAGGACGCAACGGGGACTCGCGCGCCAGATTGACCCCGGGAAATGACCCTCGCGAACGCCAGATGGCTACTCGCGGGCTGGGTCGCCACCAACGCGGTCCTGGCTGCGGCGTGGGCGTGGTGGCGCCGGTGACGCCGCGCGGCGTGGGGGAGTGGCTTGCGATCCTACCAACTGCGGTCGCGCTACTCGCGCTCGTCTCGCTCACCATTTTCTACATGTTCACCGGGGAGGCGAACGCGATCCTGTTCGGGACGTTCGGCAGCCTGTTGGGCGCCGGGTTCGGGACGCAGGCCCTCGCGGCAGCGCGCACGCAGCCGCCTGAGCCGGGGGACGAGCGATGAGGCGCCGCGTCAGGTGCCGGCTGAGTCTCGCGGCGTGGGCGCTGATCGTCAGCGCCGCCTACCTCGTGCTCGCGATGCTGAACGACGCGCTGGCGGAGGCGCTGGTCGTCGCGTTCGTCGCGTTCCTGCTGGTGCCGCTCGCGATCGTCGAGACGAGGGAGGTTCTGCGCGATGACTGATCAGGGACGCAAGGGCGACATGGGCCGCACCGGCGACGCTGGGCGGACGGGTGACACCGGCGACACGGGTGCTAGCCCCCCGGGCCCCCCGGGCCCTCCGGGGCCGACGGGCACTTCGGGTGGCCGTGGCGAGCCCGGCGTCTCGCTGAGCCTCGAGCAGCTCGAGCACTACGTGCGCAGGTTGGAGGCCCGCTACCGGCGTCTCTCGCGGCTGTTGACGGCCGCGCTGGTCGTGACCGCCACCGCGGGCCTCGGTTCGCTCGCGTGGACCGCTGACGGCCTGCGCGACCGGGTGAAGGAGCAGGACGCCCAGCGTCGTGATGCGGTCACGGTTCTCTGCGAGGCCCAGAACGCGCAGAACGCCAAGATCGTCCGATTCCGAAAGGCCACGGACCCCGAAAGCGCGAAGCTCGCTCGCGAGACGTTCATCCAGACGGACTGCCGAGCGAAGATCCGGCGGCTGGTAGGGCCATGAGGGACCGCCGGCCGATCGCCTACGTCGTCGCGGGGCTGTTCGCGCTCGCCGCGACGATCACCGGCGCCTACTTGTTGCTGGGCGGCGACGCTGAGAAGGCCAAGAAGGACGCCACCCGCGTGGAACGCGAGGTGGAGGTGGTGGAGGAGCAGGCCGACGAAACCCAGGAGAAGGCCGACGAGACGATCAGGACGCTGAAAGGCGATCCGGGTGGCGTCGGCCCCGCCGGGCCACCACCTTCCCTCGGGCGGATCGTCGCCTCGCTCCAGAGCGAGGGCCTCGGCCGGCGTGGCCGCCGTGGCCCGCTGGGGCCGACCGGCCCGCTGGGCAGTGATGGCGTGGCCGGCGTAGATGGCGCGGATGGCGCGGATGGCCCTTCGGGACCGCAGGGCGCCCCTGGGGCTGACGGAGCGCCCGGGGCCGATGGAGCCGATGGCACAGACGGAGAGGACGGCGGCGACGGTGAGGACGGAGAGGATGGAGCCGACGGGGCACCAGGCGCGGACGGCGCTGCGGGACGCCCGCCGACCGACGCGGAGCTTGACGCGGCTGTCCAGCGCTACTGCTCCCGGCCTGACCAGCCATGCCAGGCCCAGCCGCAGCCCGAGCCCCCACCGCCCGAGCCGGAACCTGAACCTGAGCCTGAGCCTACGCCCGCGGAGCCCCCGCCGGCGCAGCCCGCCCAATGAGCCCGACGTACCCGCCTAGCCGCTAGCCGCTAGCCCCGCCGCCCGCCCCTCGAGGCGGCCCACTTACCCAGCTCTGATACCTCAAACCCGAGGAGGCCCACCCATGGCTCAAGATGGCATCGACAGGCAGGCATCCGAAGACCCGACCGAGCACCGCGAACTATGGACCGTCGAGCCGCCGATGGCCGGCAGGGACGTAGCCAACCTTCAGCGCGGGATCCGCGACCGCCTGCGGCCCCGCGGCATCGGGTCCGACGAGGTCCCCGTCGCCGAGCACGGCAAGCACACCTACCTCACGGGGCTCGCGGCGATCGAGGCGCAGTACTTCCTCGGGCTGCGGTCCGACACCTACCTCAAGCACGACGACGAGTGGCATCGCTGCGTCACCATCGGCGCTCAGCAGGTCATCCGCGACCCCGAGCAGCACCGCACCGCCGAGCAGCGCGGCCGCGCGAAGGAACGCCGCGCGCAACTCGACCGTGGCCCCCGCTACTACGCCGACCTGCTGCGTCAGCACGAGGACGAGCCGTCGGGGAAGGGCGCAGACGCCGCGCTGGACTACGCCCGCGGCGCGATCGGGGTCACCGAGTCGCCCGCCGGCTCGAACTGGGGCGGGCGCATCACCGGCTGGATCAAGGCGACCGGCTACAACAGCCCCGTCCCGTGGTGCGGCTGCTTCACGAACGCGTGCATCATGGCGGCCGGCGTGCCGTCCGGCGCGGGCTGGATTGGCTACACCCCCTACATCGTCAGCCGCGCCCGCAACCGGGTCGACGGCTGGTCGTGGCATCGCGACGGGAAGCCCGGCGATCTGCATCTGTGCGACACCCCCGGTGGTGACCCCGCGGTCCATGTCGGCATCGTCGAGAAGTCGCTCGGCGGTGGCCGCTACCAGGTCATCGACGGCAACACGTCGTCGGGGTCGGGTGGCTCGCAGGCCAACGGCGGCGGCGTGTTCCGTCGGGTCCGCTCGACGTCGGGGAACTTCCGGATCATCGGCTTTGCCCGGCCGCCCTACTAGAGGAGGACGAGATGCCCCAGGAGTCCAAGGAACCTCGCCCGAAGGTCGCAGCGGCGGGCTTCGGCGGCGCCGTGGTCACGGTGCTGATGTTCCTCGCGCCGCTGGTCAACGTCGAGATCCCCGCGGAGGTCGCCGCTGCGAGCGCGACAATCGTGGCCTTCGCCGCCGCCTACCGCCAGACCGAGTGATGGACCGCGCGTGCACATGCGGCGAGACGGCCAACGGCGTCCCGCTCCCCGAGCTCCTCGAGGAGGGAGTAGACTGCACGAAAGCGCCCCCGCGCCGCGATCACGGCCGGGGGCATGACACAGGAGGTATCAGCTCCCATGCTCAACGCAGACTACTGCGAGATCCAGGTCGGCGGCCACCGCGCGAACAGCCCGCGCTTCGTAGCGTTGGTAGACGCCGCCGACGCCGAGGCGGTCGGCGCGTACCGCTGGTCTATGAGTGACCAGGGCTACGCGGTGCGGTACACGGGACCTAGGGGCAAGCAACTGGTCGTGCGCATGCATCGTGAGCTTCTCGGCCTGATGCCTGGCGATGGCGTCTACGTCGATCACGTATCCGGCGACAAGCTCGACAACCGCCGCGTCAACTTGCGCGTCTGCACTCACGCTGAGAACCAGCAGAATCGCCACGATCTCCCCCACCGGGGAGCGTCACGGCACGCCCAGTGCAACCGCTGGGTAGCGCAGGCAACGCTGGCTGGGAAGCACCACTACCTGGGCCTCTTTGCCACCAGGGCGGAAGCCGCCGAAGTTGCCGCGGCGTTTCGCCGGGAGCACATGCCGTTCTCCACAGACGCCCGATCCAGCGCATGATCTCTCGCGATTGCACATGTGGCGCGACCGCCGATGGTGTCGCGCTCCCCGAACTCCTCAAAGAGGGCTGGACCGTCTGGCATGCCAAGGTCGCGTATCTGACGTGCCCTGAGTGTTCGGCCATCATCGCGCGGCTGGAGCGCGCGGTGCGGCGCGGCACGCTGATCTCTTGACGGGCCACGGCCCCCACAACCGCATCCTCTCCCCTTCGCGCCCCGGCCCTTTGTGCCGGGGCGTTCTGCGTTGTCGGGGGCTACTCCAAGGTCCATTCGCCGGTCTGATCGGCGAACCCCGAGTCCAAGGCGAACTGGAACAGCCGCAACTCCTGGCCCTCCTCGTCGTCGAACACCACGCAGACCTTGCGGGTGTCGCCTGGTGCGATGCGCGCGCCCTCCGCGCCGGAGCAGTCAGCGTCACCGAAGATGATCGTCGACGTGAGCTGCTGATCATCCGCGGTCACGAGCGTCGCCCCGTTGGATGGCGAGTCGTCGTAGGCGGTCTCCCCGGTGTTGGTGAGGGTGAGGCGCACCCCGACGTAGCTGCCCGTATCGAAGTCCTGGTCGACCTCGAGGCCGCGGTCTAGCTCGGTGAGCGTCACGTCCATGGTGAGGCCCTCGAAGCCCTCCAGGGTGAGGGTGTCGCCGACGCTGGCGGTCTGTGGTTCGGCGGGCTCTTCGGGTTCTTCGGGTTCGGGCTCGCTGGGTTCGCTGTCGCCCGAGGGCTCGTTGGGTTCGTTGACGGTGGGATCGTCGACGGTTTCGTCGCCGGCGACGAAGAGGGCGGAGCAGCCGACGATGAGGAGGAGTCCGCCGAGGACGACGCCGAGGGTGATCTTGAGGACTTGGCTCATGGGTGGGGTCTCCTTGGAGTGGACGGGTACCTAGACGAACGAACCGTGGAGGTCGAGATGCGAGACGCACGAGAGGACACGACTGAGGATCCCGACGGGGCTAGAGAATGGGACGCGCGTGCGGAGTCAGACATCGGCGTCATGATCGGCCGTTACCTGGGAGAGCACCCGGCTCCCCGGGGGAGCCGGGTGGCGCGTGATCTCGACGACTGGTCAACACGGCTCGAAGCCGACGGCCAAGCTCGCCTCCAGGCGCTTGGGCGCCGGCGACTTCGAGTAGCACGCTGACCTGATCCTCAACCGCAGTGAGTCGATCGCCATGGGAGGTCGCATCGAAGACTTCGGCTGGCGGGTTGAACCCATGCTCGACGAACCAGTATGGGATTTCGCAAGCGTCGGCGATTGCCTCAAGCTGGTCCCTGTCGGCGGCTTGCGGGTTCTTGCGCAGCACTAGGCGCCGCAGAATGTCCTTGCTAACTCCGCTGGCTTGCGCGAGGTCTTCGATCCGCCGGTAGCCGGAGTAGCCCTGGGCAGCCCGGACGCGACGGGCGGTCTCTTCTGCATCTACCAACACTCCCGCGACCATATGCGCTGTTTTGCGCCGTGGCGAATCCCGCTTGCGCTACCTAGCGCGTCTGTGCTTTACTACATCCCATGCCGCGCAGTTCAGCGCAAGTGTCCCACCCGAAGGTTCGCCGAGCGAGGCGAGCCAACCGGGCGCTCATCGAGCTTCGCCTCAACGCGGGGCTGAGCCCCAACGACCTCGCCCGTCGCTCGTTCGTCTCGGGCAACACCGTCCGGGCCGCCGAGCGCGGCCTGTACGTCTCGCCACGCTCCCAGCACGCCATGGCCACCGCGCTGGGCGTCGGGGTGCTCACCGTCTTCCCGTTCGAGACCCAGCGGGAGGCAGTCGCGTGACCGTCGGTCAGCGCATCCGCACGCACTACCTCAACGAGGGCCTGTCGCGTCGCGGCTTCGCCGACCAGATCGGTGTTGCCGAGCAGAGCGTTCGCCGCCTCGAGGACGGCGAGGGCGTTCACCCCTCGACCGCCAAGAAGGTCGCGGACGCGCTTGGGGCCACCGTGGTGGAGCTGCTGCCCGAGCCCGACGAGGCGACCGCGGCATGACCCGCCTCCTCGGCTTCCTGCGCGCCCGCCTGAACCGCTTGCGCATGGTGCGCGCCGGGCTGCTGGAGCGCGACGGCGCGCGCTACGTCCTGACGGGCAAGGGCCAGGCGTTCTCCTCGATGCGTGACGCCCTGGGGACTAGGTGGCGCTCATGATTCTAATCTGCGTGCTGGTCTTCGTGCTGGCCTACGTCCTCTCCACGGTGGCGTTGCAGCTCGGCGCTTCGGTGTTCGTTGCCGTCGTGGTCGGCGGAGTTCTCGCCGCCATCGTTGGGCTTCTGCTCGCGGAGGTCCTGTCCCGATGACCGAGGAGTGCGATCACTGCGAAGCGGACGGGTGGATCACTACCGCTGGGGCGGGTGCCTGCGGCGTCTACAGGCTCCCCTGCCCAGTTTGTGCCGCTCGAGACCCGCGAAACTTCGTGCAGCCTGAGGTCGCGGCGCTTGTGACCGACTACACGCGAGGCCGCCTGCTCGCCGCCGTGCTCGTCCTCGTCTCGGTCGCGTTGTGGGCGCTGCTGTTCGCCGTCGCGGTCCTCACTTCTCGCGGGCGCGCCTTTGCCTCGCTGCGCGACGCCCTGGGCAGCGGGTGGCGCTCGTGAGCCGTCTCGATGAGCCGCTGGTGACTTGGGGCGAGTGCGTCGTCCTCGGGAGGGGCGATCAGCCGTGCGGTGGCGTGATCCACCTGCACCACAACGCCGACCGCTTGGTCGTGGGCCTCGCGATCGCCGAGACGGAGTGGGCGCATGACTACCTCCCGTCGCCCGCCAACGTGACGGTCCGCAAGGCGTGGGCGCGGCTGTTGACGCTGCGGGAGCAGTGGGAGTGGGAGTGGGAGCACGAGTGTGGCGCGGACGCCACGGACTACATGCCGTCATCCCCGCCAGCAGGCTACTGGCCCCAGGGGAGCACCCCCTCATGGCTAGAGGACCCCCACGGCGACGAAGTGTGGATCGCGACGTGGACGACGTGACCTGGCAGCTCGACCTCGCCGCGGCCATCGCGCTGCACGACCTCGCCACAGCCGGGCACGCCCTCGTCCCCAGCGACCAGCGCATCGAGACGGCCCGCGTGGGGGTTGTCGCGGCGATCGACCGGGCCGAAGCCGCCGGGGTCCCCGTGCACGAGATCGACGCAGTGCTGGAAGGCATGGGGAAGTCGTGACCGAGCGCGACGACATGGCACTGTTGCTCGTGCGCCTGGGGGATGAGGACGGTGGGCGGGTCCTGCCGTCCCGGCTCCTCGCCCGCCCGGCGGCCAGCGCGTCGCGCCAGGCGTTCCTGGTCGCCCAGGCCAACGGCTGGCTCGACAGCGAAGGCTGGGTCACCCAGCCAGGTCTGGCCGCTCTGGAGGAATCGTCATGAGCGACCGCCACTCGTCCAACGTGGAGGCCGCCGCTTACCTCGCCCGTGAGGTCGACGCCGGCCCCGGCCCCGACGTGCCGTCCCCCGCGGAGCTCGCCGCCGAAGCGCACGCCGACCGTGAGCTGGAGCGCGAGCGGACCGTCCACCTCGCCGCCATGCTGCTCTGTGCGGAGGCGCACGTCACCCGCGCGCTGGACGAGCTTGAGCACGCGTTGGAGCTGTGCCCGGGCGACAAGGACGTGGACCGGGAGGGCAAGGCGTTGATGGAGATCGCGGAGCGGCTGGGATTGCGCGCGGAGCGGCTGCGTTACGAGGTGGCAGGGTGGACGCCGGGCCTTGGGCGCGATGCGGAGGCGGGCTGGTGAGCGCGAAACGCGCAATGGCATCCGTTTACGTCGGCGACGACGACGCTCCGTTCATCATCACCGAGACCGCGAGCGAAGCCGCCGCGATCGTCGTCGCGGCCCTGAGCGCCGGGCGCACCTTTGCCACGCTCACGCTCGGCAACGAGTCCGAGTGGAACGCCAAGCCGCTCTACGTACGCGCAGAGGCCGTCATGGCCATCAGCCCTCCGAAGAACCACGGCGATGAGGAACGCGAGTAATGAGTGCGCTTGCCCTTGCGGCTGTGCTCCTGGTCGCCGGTCTCGGCGTGTCGGGCTGCCTGACGCTCGCCGCCGCTATCGCCGGGTGGCTGCTGCGTGACGCCCGCGATCGCCGCGAGGCGGGCGAGCCCGTGTGGACGACGGTGCACCGCCCCGACGGGAACGTCGAGTCGCTGGACCTCGCGCGTGCCCGTCGGGTGCGACGCGACCGAGCGTCAGGCGGTGCCGCGTGAGCGACTACTACGACCGCGAGGCGACCCTCCTGGTCGAGACCAACGCGCAGCGCTACCCCGACCTGCTCGCCCAGCAGCTCGCCGACGCGATGCGCGATGCGTCGGAGGCGCAGCGATCGTGGGCACAGATGAAGCTCGTCGCGATCGTCGCCATGCGTCTCGCGGCCCGCGCCGACGTGAAGCCCAAGGGCGACGAGAAGCACCTCGCGGGGATCGCCAGTGCCTGGGCGTCCGGTCATCCGGTGACTCACGGCGGGAACGGCTGGCTGGATCCGCAGATGGTGCTCGCAGACCTGGAGCGCTCACCGGAGGACCCCGAGGCCCTGATCCCCGATGCGGCGTCAGGCGGTGCGGCGTGAGCGACGCCACGATCCCCGAGAAGGCACTCGACGCGGCCCGCGAGGCCTACGAGGCCGCGAAGTACCCGTACCCCAAGCCCGTGCACGAGATGCTGGCCGACGTCCTCGCGGCCGCCCGCCCGCACCTGGCCTGCGCCGTTTGTGACCGCCGCGGCGGTGGTCCAGATGTCTGAGCGCTGCCCCACCTGCGGCTCCGTCGTGGAGGTCGTCACTGCCGACGAGGGAACCAGCAGCTACCGGCCCTCTCGACCGCACCTGCTCGCCGACGCGATAGTGGAGCGCTACCACGCCGCGCTCGTTGACCTCGCGGGCGACTACGGCTGCACCCTGCGGACGCCGGATGACCCGTCGGAGCCTCCCAAAGGGGTCACCACCTGCCGTGACTATCGGCCTGACGATTCGACCAAGTGGTGCTACGCCTGCGTGGCCAGCGCGGCTCTGGAGTGGTCAGCATGACCGACGGCGCGCCGCGCTTCATGCCGTCACTGACCGACCGTGAGGCCGCCGCCGCGCTCGACGCCCGTGAGCGCCGCGAGGAGGCCCGCAACCGCGAGGGCTTCAAGGACTGCGGGCTGCGCGCCGGGGAGACGCTGCGGGGCCTGGATGGCCGGGTGTGGCGGGTGCTGGGGCCGTCGGTGCTGCGCGGCAACGACCCGCTGGTGCGTGTCGAGGAGGTCGCGACGGGCCGGGTCACGCATCGGTACGCGCGGACGGTCGCGTTGTGGGCGCCCACCGAACTTGATCTTGCGTCCCCCGCCGAAAGGCACCGGACGCAGGCCGACGGGGACGCAGCAGCCCCGTCGCAGGGCGGCGGCCCTCCCTCCCCCACTGGGGCCGCCGCCCAAACCCTTCACGCAAAGCGGCCCGCCATGCCGGGCGGGCCGCACGAAATCGCCCCCGCGCCGCGAGAACGGCCGGGGACATGACACGGAGAGGTAACTCCATGCCCGACGAAGCTACCACCGACGATCTGACTGCGTGTGTTCTGCACACCGGATGCATCGACCGCGACGGATACGGTCGGGTCAGCCGGGGCTACGCCCATCGCGCGGTGTGGGAAGCGGTGAACGGACCCGTGCCGCCCAGGCTGGATCTGCATCACGTCTGTGAGAACCCGGCGTGTGTCAACGCGACCCACCTGACGCCCGTGACCCGCAAGCAGCACATGGCGCTGCACATGCCCACGCACTGCGTCAACGGGCACCTGTTCGACGCCGAGAACACCTACGCCCGCCCGGATCGTGGGCGACGGTGCCGGGCCTGCAAGCGAGCCCAAGACGCGCGCTACAGGAAGAGGAGCCCGTCGTGACCACCACTGATCCTACCCAGCGCGAGAACGGGGTGGTCGAGGCGACCGCCACCGAGATCAGCACCGACGTGGCCCGCGTGGAGCAGCCCCCCACGACGCTGTTCAGGACAGACGATCCCGTCGAGGTCGTCGAGCGCGCGTCGCGCGTCGCGGACGCCCTCAAGGGCGTGCTGGACCGTCAGGGCCTCACCGCGAACATTCAGGGCAAGCGCCACGTCCTCGTGGAGGGCTGGACGACGCTTGGCGCGATGGTCGGCGTGACCGCCGTCCCGGCGTGGACCCGCCCGCTGGAGGGCGCCGCACCGCAGGGCCGCGTGTTCGGCTGGGAGGCCAGGGTGGAGGCACGCACCCTTGACGGACGGGTGATTGGCGCGGCGGAAGCGATGTGCACCCGCGACGAGCGCAAGTGGAAGGGCGCTGAGGACTACGCGCTGCGGTCGATGGCGCAGACCCGCGCGACGTCGAAGGCGCTGCGCGGCCCGCTGGGGTTCGTCGTGACGCTCGCGGGCTACCAGGCGACACCGGCAGAGGAGATGCCCACCGATGCGACCGTTGCTCCGCCGCCGGCGGCGGCGGAGAAGGTGACGCCGGAGCTCTACCGCTCGATCGTCGAGTCCTTCCAAGCGTCGACGATCAACCCGGCGGCGCTGACGTCGTGGCTTGACGAGCACGAGGCCCCCGCGGGTGATGGCTTGCATGAGCGTGTGAGTGTGCTCGACGCGCGGTCGGGCCGTGCTCTCAAGGCGTGGCTGGACGACCAGCGCGAGCAGGTGCCCGCATGAGAACTCGGCGCGACCTCAAGCTGCTCTCAAAGGCCGAGCTCGAGCTGGACCTCCTCGACAGCGAGAGGGATATCGACCGGCTGAGGCACCAGGTCCGCGATCTGGAGGACGAACGCAACGGCGCGGTGGACAGGATGCTCGCGATGGAGAACGACCTCGAGGATTGCGTGGCGGTGGTCCACGCGGTGCGCAGGTACCGCGCGGGCCTCCTGTCCTACGAGGCGTTGATCGCGATGGTCAGCGAGGAGACGCCCGCATGAGCCTCCAGGTGCTGTCCGGTCACGGGGGGGACCTGGAGGTCCCCGACCCCGACACCGGTGAGGTACTCGCGATCCGCGACGCCTCGGACCGTGCGCTCGCCACCGCGGCACGCGAGATCGCCGACCTCGACCGCCAGCTCTTCGAGGCGAAGCGAGCGTTGGCTGCCGAGTTGCGCGATCGTCATGGCGTCGGGGTGGTGCACGCGGGCGGACACGCGTTCACCGTCAAGGCGGAGCAGTCATGGGCCGCTGGGGCCACGAAGGACGCGCTGGCGCGCCTGATCGAGTGGGGTGAGATCACCCAGGCTGACGCGGACCGCGCGATGCCGTCCAAGCCCGCCCCGGACAAGCGCGCGATCAAGGCGCTGATCAGCCGGCTGGTGGGGACTGACCCGTCCGCTGCGCAGGTGCTCGCGGACGCGGGGACTGTGTCGCCCGCTTCGCTGCGTGACGTTCGTGTCGAGGCTGTTGACGAGGAGCAGGCGGCATGATCGACCCGACCCGCAAGCAGTGGCTGGCGGCACAGGCGCGCTTGGAGCGCTTGGAGCATGACTGGCAGAAAGCCAACCCTGGCCAGACCGTAGACGGACCGCCCGTGGAGGATGCCGTCGAAGCAATCCTCGGCCCGTGCCCGCCGGAGTCGTGGCGTAGCGGCGGCATAGGCACCCTGGCGGTGACACCCCACGCTCACGGCGGGGTGCCCGAGCCTGAGCAGGCGCAGACCTTTGGGAGGCGGGCGGCATGAGGGCCTGCCGCGGCTGCGACGCTGGCCTCACGGATACCCACGGCGGGCGGGTCTGGTGCTCGGAGCGCTGCCGCAAGGCGGCCTACGGCCAACCGTGCGTCGACTGCGGGACGCGGACCATCTACGGCGCGGAGCACGCGCGCAAGCCCGAGCCGCGTTGCGCTGCGTGTCAGATCGCCCATAGCCGTGTCGATCCGCAGGTGCTCGCCGAGACGATCGCGCTGTACCGCGGCGGGCTGTCGCTCGCGGCAGTTGGCGAGCGGCTGGGCGTCAGCACGACGGCAGTCCACAAGCGCCTCGTCGCCGCGGGCGAGCCCCGGCGCCCCTTGGGACGACCCAAGGCCACCGAGAGAGAGAGGGCGGCGTGAGCGCCCGGGAGCGCGCCAAGGGCGCAGCCGCGGAGCGCGAAGTCATCGCGCTCATGCGTGACCGCTGGCCCAGCGCCCGGCGGACCAGCGACGGCCGTGAGCAGCATGCCCGCGGTGACGTCGCCAACGGCCCGCCCGGCATCCACATCGAGATCAAGCGCCAGGAGCGCCTGAACGTCCCGGCGGCGCTCCAGCAGGCCGCACGTGACGCCAATCGCTTCGACGTGCCCGTGGTCATCCACAGGCCCTCGCGGTGCGGGTGGATGGCGACGCTGCCGCTGGACGAGGTCCTCGCGCTGCTGGCGCTGCGGGAGGCGACCCCGTGATCGTCCTCGCGTGCGGCAGCCGGACGTGGACAGACGCCGACGTCATCCGCCGGCGGATCGGTCAGCTCCGTGGCGACCACCACGACATCGTCATCACCGGCGGCGCACCGGGCGCGGACACGATCGCCGGGAGCGTCGCGTATCGCCTCGGGATCCACGTCGCGACGATGCCCGCGCTGTGGCACGTCCACGGCAAGGCCGCCGGGCCGCTGCGCAACGCCGCGATGCTCCGGCTTCGCCCCGACCTCGTGATCGCGTTCACCCGCGGGACGCGAGGGGCCCAGGACACAATCGACCGGGCGCGCGCGGCCGGGGTGCCCGTCGAGGTCCACGGATGGGAGGCGACGTGATCGATCCGACCCACAAGGAGTGGAAGGCAGCGCGAACTGCACTCGCCCGCACGCTCTTTCACAACGCAGTCGTGGCTTCGAGCCGCCGGGTGGATGAGATCACAAAGGACGTTCTCGGCCCGTGCCCGCCGGAGCCCGCGCCGCCCCACCATTACATCGCTGGGAGGGTGGTGGTGGCACCGTCGATGTCGATGGCCAAGGGGACGGTGTGGCTGGTCCGCGTCGGGGACATCACCCCCGACGAGGCCGAAGCGATGGCCGACGCCCTCTGCGCGCACGCCCATCACGCACGCAAGCAGGAGGCGACGTGATGGCGACCCCGCACATCCTCGACCTCGTCGGCCGCGGGCTGCCCGACGACCTGCCCGGCCGCGGTGACGCGTGGGTGGCGGTGACGTGGAGCACCAACGACCCCGCGGTGCTGCTGCGCCTCGCGCGTGAGCACCGCTTCGGTGACCTGGAGCCCGGCGAGTACATCATGTGGCGCGACCCCGTCAGGCACCTGATCGTGCAGGTCAGCTACGTCAGCGACGACGACGACGGGGACACCGAGCCCGAGCCTGAGCCTGACCCGTCATGGAGCGCCGCCGCGTGACTGTCGCGATGCGTCTCTACAGGCCGCTGGAGTGCTCTGGCCCTGACGGTGCGGTAGAATCCAAGGCTCATAAAGCGGCCCCGCGCGACGCTAATCGCCGGGGCCATGACACCGAAGGGGTAACTTCGATGTGCACAGATCGTACCGTTGAGCAGGCCGGCCACGCGCTCGTCCTCTACGGCCTCCGGGACCTGTTCGTAGGGCGCTTCATGTCCAAGGTCGAGGTGACCGATGACTGCTGGGTTTGGACATCGCGGCTCCGATACGATGGCTACGGCCAGTTCCAGGTGTTCAAGGGCGTTACACGACGCGCCCATCGCGTCGCGTACGAGCTGTTCGTTGGCCCGGTGCCCGAGGGGCTAGTCCTTGACCACCTGTGTCGCAACCGCGCGTGCGTCAACCCGGGCCATCTAGAGCCCGTTAGCATCGCAGAGAACACCCTGCGCGGCGTCGTTGCGCGTCGCACCGGCGCCTGCGTCAACGGCCACGCATGGACACCTGAGACGGCGTACGAGAAGGGCAAGCATCGCTCGTGTCGCGTCTGCCATCGAGAGCGCGAGCGCGTGCGCCGGGCGAGGGATCCGGCATGACCGACCTGTCGGTGTTCAGGGTCTACCGAGAGGACGAGTGTGGGCCGGATTCTTACCCGCCGCAGTGGCACGAGTCGATCAAGCACGCCGTCCGTGAGGCCGCCGGGCATCGCTGCGTGCGCTGCCAGCACCCCTACGTCAAGGGCGCCGGCGAGTGGAGCCCCTGCGACGAACGCTGCCAGCACGGGACCGACAACGTCCGCTGGCTCAACCGGCTAGGCGTCTGGACCACCGTCCCACTGGGCGTTGACGAGGACGCCCAACGGCAAGCTCGCTGGCGGATCCTCACCGTCCACCACCTCGACGGCAACAAGGCCAACTGCCGCTGGTGGAACCTGGCCGCTTTGTGTCAGCGCTGCCACCTCACCATCCAGGGTCGCGTGGACATGCGCAGGATCTACCCGTGGCCCCACAGCGAGTGGTTCCGCCCATACGTCGCGGCCTACTACGCCTGGGTCTACCTCGGTGAGGACATCTCGCGCACCGAAGCTGAGGCCCGGATGGACGAGCTGCTCGCGTTGGAGCTTGCCGGGGAGGCGACGTGACCGACGACACCGTCAACCAGATCGCGCGCCGGGTCGCCATCCACCAGGCCGTCGACGAGATCGTGGACGCCCGGCGGCGGCTCTATGAGGACGGGACGGCTGACGCGCTGCACGCTGCGCTGGGCCACCTCTCCGCCGTCGCGCTCGACGATCCCCTCACGACCGAGGGTGCGTGGCGCGAGGTCGCCGCTATCGCCCAGGACCAGCTCGAGAACGGGATGGAGAGGCGGGCGCGATGAGCGACGGACGCACCGTCTGGCTGCCCAAGGATGCCGCGTGGTGGCGCCGCGAGTACGTCGTGGAGCTTGGCGAGGAGTTCGGTGCTGAGGGGCCGGCGGTGCTCGACTGGCTGTGCTGTGAGGCCACGAGCCAGAATCGCGGGGGCCGGCTGGAGACGACCTATCGGCTGGTCTCTGCCGGTTGCTTTGTCCCGCCGCCCCGAATCCGGCCGATCCTCCAGTTTGCGGCCGACGTTGAGGCCATCACTCACTTGGAAGACCGTCCTGAATCGTTGCGGTGCAGGGTCCCGGAAGCGGTGCGACGGCGGGTGGCGATCCCGCCGTGGCTTCGGGCGTCGATCATGTGCCGCGACGGGTTCACCTGCCAGAGATGCGGGTGGGCGGTCACCGCCTATGGCGCGGGCTACGACGGTCGACGTGCGCCGTGCGGTGACCGGGTCCTGGAGCTCGATCATGTTGTCCCACTCGCGCTGGGAGGCCTCGATACGGAGGAGAACTTGCAGGCGCTCTGTCGTCCATGCAATCGACGGAAGGCAGCGCGGCTATGAGCTGGGCGAAGTTCGACGACCGCTACGACGACAACCGCAAGCTGAAGCGCGCGTGGCGCCACTCGCGGGCCGCCGTGGGCCTTCATGCCATGGCCGTGACGTACTGCTGTCGCCACCGAACCGATGGCCTCGTGGACATCGAGTGGCTGGAGGAGAAGATCCCAAATGAACGCGAACGTACCAGGACCGTCTCCGTTTTGGTCGAGTTTGAGCTGCTTCACAAAGTCGATGACGAGCACTACCGCATCCACGATTTCCTCGACTACAACTCGTCGAGGCAGGACCGCGAGGCACTGAGCAAAGCGGGCCAGAAGGCCGCTAACGCCCGGTGGACGGGGGGGTCCGGGAGCGACCCGCATGCCGATGAGCATGCGGATGCGCAGAGCGAGGCGCATGCGCAACCCAATGCGGATCGCATGCGCAACCCAATGCCCCACCCCACCACACCCCACCCGTATAGAGAGGAAGAGGAAGAAGAAGCGCGCGAGCGCGGACAACCAACGGCAACGGCAGCGGTGACAGCACCGCCGGGGCTGCATCCCGATCACGGCGAGGTCGTGGCGATCCTCGAAGCCGCGAGGATCAAGCGGCCGGGGGTGGTCGTCGACGAGGCGTCGGTCAACTCGGCGCTCATGGCTCACCGGTCAGCCGACGCGGTGAGTGCCGCTCACGAGGTGGTGTCGCAGCTCGCCGACGGGACGGCCCGGACGGATATCGCGTCGACGGTGCTTCGGTGGGTGCTGCGTGGCCAGGGCGAGCAGCGCGGTGGTGGTCAGCGCAAGGGCACGCCGCGTCGTGGCGAGGCGTCGGATGTCGTGTCGGGGCGTGGGTCGTCGTCGGCGTTGGCGAGGGCGATGGCGCGTGATCGTGAGCAGGCCGAGGTGCGCCGCCGTCGCGCCGAGCAGGCGGAGGTCGGGCGATGAGCAGCTATCGCACGATCCCCGACGCGGCGCTCGACGCGGCCCACAACGCCTACGATTACGCGCGGGGAACGGGACCAACGCCCGTCAGCGACATGCTGGCTGACGTCGTCACCGCCGCGCTGCCTCACCTTGTCACCGACGAGGCCATAGAGCGCGCAGCGCGAGCGCTTGGCTCGCATGGGGACGACGGGTTCGCTCATCTGGAGGAGGCGGCTCGCGCTGCCCTCACCGCCGCCCTGGGGTCCACGGATGAGCGCTGAGCGATGCCCCACCTGCGGCGGCGCGGTGGAGGTCGTCACCGCCGACGAGGGAACCAGCAGCTACCGGCCTCTGCTCACCGATGAGATGGTGGAGCGGGCGGCCGATGCGCTGTGGGACCAGCGGGTCGCTGAGGCCCGCGCAGCCCTCGAAGCGGCGCTGGACCTCCGAGCAACAAGCGAGGACGGGCCATGAGGCTCCCCGACGCACGGGAGGACATCCTCCCCGACGTTGACCACGACGACCTCCAGGGCGGCTACTGGCGCGCGCCGGACGGCACATGGATGTGCGGCCTTCCCGTCCCCGGCTTCGGTATCGGCAGCCTCACGCGGCACACCGTCACCGAGCACGAGGATGGGACGATCACGGTCAGCCCGTCGATCCTCACCGAGACGGGGGACGGTCGACGGTGGCACGGCTACCTGGAACGTGGTGTGTGGCGGGCGCTGGACGACTGCGTGCTGGAGCGCCCGGCATGAGCGTCCACCCGCCCCAGGTCGCCGCCGGCCAGTCGGCTGCCTCGATCACCGACGACGAAGCCGAAGCCGCGACGCTCGGCGCGTGCCTGCTCGCCACCTCACAAATCGAGCCGCTGACGGTGGAGGTCGGACTGCGCGCCGAGCACTTCTACCGCTTCGCCCACGCCACCGTCTGGACGGCGATGACGGCACTCACCGACGACGCCCAGGCCGTCGACGTCCTCACCGTCGCTCGGCGCTGCGAAGCAACCAGCGACCAGGCGCCCGGCGACGACTGGTCACGATTCATCGACCAGCTCACCGGCAACGTCCCCTCAGCGGGCAACGCCGCCGCCTACGGTCGCAGAGTCCTCGAGGTCTGGCGCTGGGAGCAATCCAGGCGCTCCCACCTCGAAGCGCTCGCCGCCGTCGATGCCCGCGACCGCGGGGCACTCGACGCCGCCGAGCAGGCCGCCACCCGGCTACTCGCCGACGGTGGCAGCGAGCACCTCACCGACCCCAAGGCCGGCGCGGCGCACATGATCGGCTGGCTGGAGGAGAAGCCCGAGCGTGGCCTCCCGCTCCCCTGGCCGCAGCTCGAGCGCGCGCCGGTGCGTCTGCGCCCCGGTCACATGACCGTGCTGGCCGGCTGGACCTCAACAGGGAAATCGGTGGCCGCATCCACCCTCGCGGCTCACGTCGGGCGCAACGGCGCCCACGTCGTCATCTGGGATAACGAGCTCACGAGGGAGGAACGCTGGGCGCGCCACGTCACGTCGCAGACCGGCGTGAGCTACAACTCGATCGTCGATCGTGACGTCGCCGACCGCGACGTCCACCGGGTCGTCGAGGCGCTTCGGGGCCTGCCGTTCGGTGTCGTCGACGCCCACGGCTGGTCGGCGATGGAGATCGCGCGTCACATTCGCCAGGTTCGCCCCGCGCTGGCGGTCGTCGATCACTTCCACGCGCTGCCAGGGGTCTCGAGGACCGATGAGGCCGACGCCGCGGTGCAGGTGCTCGTCGCGGCCGCCGGCCAGGCCATGTGCCATGTCCTCGTTGTCGCTCAGCTCAACCAGGCACGCAACGACAAGGTCGGACGGCCCGCCCCCGTCCTACGCGATCTGCGAGGGACCGGCAACCTCTCCGCGCTGCCGTCGAACGTCATCTTCGTGCATCGCGAGGAAGAGGAAGTCCGCGGCGATGACGATCGTCCGCTGGGTCGAGCCCGGATGCTCGAAACCGGGCACATCGACGTCGCGAAACAGCGCGGCGGCCCTCCGGCGCATGTGGCGGCCAGATTTGACGAATGGCGGCTGCGGTGGCTCGAGGAGGTGCCGGCGTGACCCAGGCCCTCCAGGCCCTCGCGGTCGGCAACGAGGTTCGTCTTCAGTGTGCCGCGGCCCGTCTGCGCGTCCGGTTGGCCTCGGACACCGCGGCGGGGATGGCGGCGCTCGCCGACGAGCTGGAGGCCGGGCGCACCTGGCCCAAGGCGCTGCTCGTCGAGGAGGCACTGCGCTGGCCTCGGTCGTCGCAGCCTCGTCAGCGCGCGGCGCTGCTGAGCCATGCGGGCTGCACGGAGGACACGACGGTCGCCAAGCTGACGGTCCGTCAGGTCAGGGTGCTGTGCCACGCGCTCAGGAGCCCGGTCGTGTGAAGGGGGCGGGCGTGAGAACCCCGCTGACCTACTACGGCGGGAAGCAGCGCCTCGCGGCTCGGATCGTCGCGCTCATGCCTTCCCACCGCGTTTACTTCGAGCCGTTCGCTGGCGGCGCGGCGGTGCTGTTCGCCAAGCCACGCGCCGAACGGGAGGCGCTGAATGACCTCGACGGGCGCGTGATGCGGTTCTGGCGGGCGCTGCGCGACCGCCCCGACGAGCTGGCCGCCGCCGTCGCGCTGACGCCCTACAGCCGCGAGGAGTGGCGGGCGTGTCGCTACGAGCAGGCCCCCGCCGAAGATGATGTGGAGGCCGCGCGGCGCTTTCTCGTCGAGACCGATCAGTCGTTCAACCGTAACGGGGGCTGGTCGCCCCCGTCGGTCGCGTTCGATCGGCGCGGGCGCTGGCAGGCCGGGGTGTGGCAGAACATCCCCGACAAGCTCCTCTCCGTCGCGCGGCGCTTGTCCGGCGTCGCGCTGGAGCAGGGCGACGCATGCTCGCTCATCACCCGCTACGACCACCCCGGCGCGGTGATCTACTGCGATCCGCCCTACACCGTGGCCGCCCGGCTGGCGCCGGACAAGGGCTACCGCCACGATGACGACGGAGAACTGTGGCCCCGCCTCGTCGAGGCCCTAGCCGGTGTCCAGCATGCAGCCGTGATCCTCAGCGGCTACCCATGCCCGGAGGCTGACGTTTTGGGCTGGAGGACGGTCGCACTCGCACACAACCGCACGGTGCAGGCACGAGCGGGCGGCAAGCTCAGCGCAGCGCCGGAGACGCTGTGGCTCAGCCCGGCGGTGCCGGAGCCGGTACCGACGTTGTGGCTGGAGGGGACGGCATGAGAACACTGGACGAGCACCCCGTCTGGTCGCGCCTCACCGACGCCCAGCGCGCCGACGCCCGGCAGGTGTGGGAGGAGATCGTCACCCCCGCCCTCCAGGACGCCGAGGACGCCAGCCTCGCCGCCGCCCGGGTGCTCATCGCCGCCCAGGATCACCGCGACGCCGTGAGCATGTTCGTGCGTGACGCAACGTTCGCGGCCGCCCGGATGCCCGGCCACGATCCCGCCTACGGCTGCTGCGCTCACGGGCCGAGCGTCGGCCGGGTGTGTGGCTGCCGGACACGAGGTGGACCATGACCGACGAGCATCTTCACAGTGCTGCACGCGCCCTAGAGGGCATCATGCGCGACCTCGACCCCGAGCACGTCTGGGTCTTCGAGGTCGGGCAGCACGACGGCGCGCACAGCCATCGGCCCGCCGCCACCCGGGTAGCGCTCGATGAGCCCGGCGCCATGGCGGATCACCCGCACGCGGTCGCCGACGGGACGGATGACGCCCCGCCCGCCGGAGCGCTGGACGATGACGACCTCGATGAGGCTGCCTAGGAGATGGTTGCGCTGAGCGGCGTCCATGCGCTCCCACAGCGCGACGGGGTCACCGTCCAGCCGTTGGGCGGGCCGGCGCGCCAGCGCCTGGCCGAGGGTGTCGCGGGCGACGCCGAGCGCTTCGCGGCGCTGGCGGGCGCCCGCCGCGAACTGCCCGGCGTCCAGTCCCGCGGCCTGGACACCCTCGAGGTAGGCGTCCAGCTCGCGCTGCGCGGCGCTCACCTGCGCTCGCGCCCTGGTCACCTCGCTGTCATCGCGGACCCGGCGCCCACGCAGCCGCCCGAGCTCCCCCAGGGCGATCCGCTGCACATGTTCGTCGAGCAGCCGGGCGGTGATCGCCGCAGGCTCCGGGCACCTGCCGGCGGAGTGGTCGCGGTGACAGGTGTAGCTGACGGCCCGCGCGGTGGTGCGCGACATGACGTGCCCGCAGCCGGCGCAGCGCGCGAGCCCGGCCAGCAGCGCGGGCTCGCGCTGGGAGCGGGTGGGACGCAGCACCCGGGCGTGCTGCGCGGCGTGCCACTCGTCGACGCTCACGATCGCGTCGTGCGCGGCGGGGTTGTGGTTCTCACCGACGTGCAGCTCGCCGAGATAGACGCGGTTGGCCAGCAGCGCGCGGGCACCCGACGGGGTCATCCCCAGGTCACGCGCGATCTGGGACATGGCGGCGCCCCCGGCGCGCTGAGCAAACGCCCGGCGGACCCGTGGGGCGTCCTGGTCGGGGACGAGCTTGCGGGTGGCCGGGTCGCGGTGGTAGCCCGTCGGGGTCTGGCGGCGCTGCCACACCCCGTTCTTGGTGGCGACCTGCCGGAGGTGGGCGAAGCGGTCGCGGTGCTGGTCGAGCTCGTGCTCGGCGATAGCGGCGAGCATGGTGCGGGTCATCCTCCCGGTGGGGGTGGTGGTGTCGATGTTCTCGGCGACGGCGACGACCTGGCCGCCGGCTCGCTCGATGCGGTCCCACATCGCGAGGAGGTGCGCGGTGGAGCGCCCCGCCCGCGACAGGTACGCCACGACGAGGCCGCGGTAGCGCCCGGCCTCGATGCCCTCGATCGCTTGGGTGAGGATCGGGCGGTCAGCGCGCCCGCCGGACTGGTCAAGCTCGGGTGCGAGGACGTCGACGGGTTCGCGTCTGGCGGCTGCCCAGCGGCGGATCGCGTCGGCTTGGTCGCCGGGGGAGCGGAAGCTCTCACCGGATCGTCCGCCGACGTGGGAGACCCTGACGTAGCCTGCCCACGGGAGCACCCGAGGGATTGTATGCAC